GGGGAAGGCAGAGAGAAGTATATCCCAAATGACAGTGAGTGGCACAGGAAGAATATGGGAAAGATTTATAAAACTAATGATAATATACCATTTAATTTAGTTCCTGATTTAAGTTTATATACTTTACAAAAATTTAATGTTTCTGTTTCTTGGGAGGAATATCTAGGAATCAAAATACATGATGGGTTATACGAGGAGGGTAATAAGGCTTATTTCATAGCTAGGAGTGAGAGTGCATCACTCAGAACAAATTTACAGTATATCATACATATGGCTGATTTAATGGCTTCTAAGTATGAATATGCGACTTGGAAAAATAGTAAGAATACAGAAAAGAATAATATTATTAAAGAATCCAATAGTGCTTTAGATGATTTTAAACAATTGTTTGACAATTCTAAAAAATAACAGTTATGATTATAGCAATATTAATAACATTGAACATAGTTTGTTTTTATGTAATTTATGTAAATTTAAGTAAGATAGCTCGTCTAGGGGATGCCCTAGATGAGTTGGAGGCTGATAATGATGAGTTAATATCATTCATTAGTAATTTAAATACAAGACTTCATATTGATTACACTCACTTGAAAGAAATAGATAGGAGAGGTTCTTTTGAATCCGATGACGAAGTTGGTTTTGTATTTAACACTATAAAAAGCATTATTGAGGATTCTTTCAAAATTGTTAACGATTTTTTGAAAACAATAGAATCCAATGCCGAAGAAGACATCGAATAAAGATTATTTTACATTAGATGTAGATAGTGCTATAATTAAGTACAATATTTCAGAAAGTATAAAAGAAAAACATTTAATATACACTAAAGAAATTTATCCATCATTAGATAAGTTAGCTGAAAATTTAATAAATACTTATAAGTGTCCTTATATAAATTTAGAATTTGAGGACTTAAAACATGATGTTGTATCATTCCTAACAGAAAAGTTACCTAACTATTCCCAATCAGCGGGTAAAGCATATTCATACTATACAGTTGCAGGAAGAAACTACCTGATTGCTCTCAATACCAAAAATTATAGTAAGAGAAAACAAATGGTTGACTTAGTAGAAGTTGACGAGGAGAGAGATATAGTATACGAAGTTTATCAGAATGACTATAGAGAAGACCTCCACATATTTGTAGATAAGTGGGTAGATGATATGTATCTTAAAATATATACAATATTTAAAAATAATGATGAAATTGCCATTGCTGATTCTATATTGGAATTATTCAAAATGAGAAATATACTAGATGTATTTAACAAGAAAGCAATATATTACATAATACGAGAAAGAACAGGAATTAAGACTCAGAAAATAACAAAAGTTATTAATATACTAAAAAAATATTTTAATAATTCTATGAATGAATATTTTAAAAAGTAATATTTATTAGTATTTATATATAAATGTAGATATGGGCAGTAACAATGATTCTATAGTATTTGATAAAATGTCTTTTTCGGATTTGATGAAAGACATTTACATAACTACAAAAGAGAAAGAGCAAATGATATCTAGGTTGGTTGAGAATATAGAAGGCATGATTAATAGTGCTGAGGATGCTTCAACAATCGGCCCTATTCTTAGAGATTACATCGATTTATCAATTAAGAACGATGACCATCTACTAAAGATGGCAGGAATATTCCAAAGGTCTGTAGCGAGTGCTCAAAAATCATCAGGAACAACTGAAATGTATATTCTCTCGGAAGAAGAAAAGAAACAATTACTAGTTGATTATCCTCCTAATAATTTATTAAAATAAATATAAATGTCAATAATATTAGGTGAAGTAATTCAAACAGGTAAGTTAACATATAATGATAATTCAAAAAATTCGGATGGGGATATAATGCCTCTAGGAAGTATCAAAGTTAGATTAATAGCTAATACAGATGTTGAGAATTTAAAAGATATATATGCAAGACCTATAACTTTAAATTATACTTTTATTCCATTGAACGGAGAATTAGTTGTGTTACTGAGAGCACCGTCTAAGGATGAGTCAGGCCCTAAAACCAAGAATATAACATACTATTATTTACCATATCCATTAAATTCTACAGATGATTCTGTTATAAATCAGTTACATGCTTTAACTCAGAGAACTACTAATAAGCAAGGTGGTACATTGATGAGGGATAATCCCTTCCCGCCCGGTAATACGTTTGCATACCCCTGTAGACCTCTCGCACCATTACAACCTTATGAAGGAGACTTGATAATACAGAACAGGGGAGGTTCATCCATAAGATTAGGTATCGGTACGTCAAATAATTCACAATATTATAAAAAACCACAACACCATAAGGATACTAAGCTAGGAGACCCAACATTTTCTATGACATTAGAACCACCTGACCCTCCTAAAAAAAGACCTATAAATGAGGATGTTGCTGAAATATCGGGAAATAAAAGTCAAACTAAAAATACTAAAAGTCAAAAATATAGAGTAGAGAATCTATCTAATAATTTTACAGGAATTTTTGGGGGAATATCTCAAAAATATACTAAAGTACGATTAGGTAGAGCAAGAAGATTTGAGACAAAAGGAATACCTAACTTTGATAAACCTCAAATATTAATAGATACTTCAAGAATTGTATTAAACGCAAAAAAAGACAATATATTTTTAATAGCAAATGATAAAGTTATATTAGAGGCAAGAAAGTTTTTTATAACTACAGATGAGCATGATGTTGATTTTGATGAATTAGTAAATAGAGTTCAGGAATTAGCGAAGCAATTAAAAGACTTAACTTCAGCAATGGCAGTATTTGCCACACCGTTCGGCCCTACAGGGCCTGCAACCAATTTGGTTGAGGTATTGAAAACATATTTATTATCATTACGATTTGAATTACTCCCCCCTAGTATGTTCATAGCACCTCCCGAACCTAGGTTAGATGTTCATGACTTTGGTATAAATAATATAATTCCGTATGCTATATCAAGGAGACTCTTAGGTTCAGGAGGAGGAAACCCAAGCTCAAATGCTAACCCCGATTCTCCAACAATACCGTTAGATGGGTTTATTGAGGGACAAGATTCATATGATATACAAACAAGAAAAGATTCTATAAAATTATTGAATACTGTAAATTCAAAAGATATAGAATTAGATTATGACCCTGAGAAAGATTTACCTGAATTTATAAACGCAGATTGCGGATTACCACTATCAGGATGCGGAATTATAGTTGATACCAATGGTAAACAAATAAAATGCGATGGTGATGGAATAACAACTAAACAAGAAGTAAAAGAGTCTGAAGATAATTCTCAAAATAATTTAGATAACAAAAATTTAAATGTTAAGTTAGTTAATTCAAAAAATACATGTAATGGATATTTATATGAACTATCAGCAAAAAAATTCGTAGCATTAACGGGTTTAACATTAGAAGTAAAATATATATTACTATTACTTATAGGTAATGATGATTCATGTAAAGGTTGGTATATACTAGATAAAATAGTTGATAATAATTATGTAGTAAATGATGAATCAATATTAACACCTGATATATTAGCTGACGGTGAGTGTTTATCTAATATATTAATGAACAAAAAATGTTCGGGAGATGATATATTATACAATACTGAAATAAAAAAATTAACTAATGAAGTAAATTTTAATTAAATAACCTATTTATATTAAACTGTTATAATGGAAAAGAGCTCGGTAGAATCAAAATTAAGAAAAATAATAAGAGAAGAGTTAGATTATTATTTTGATAGATTAGAGTCAAGATTAAATGAATCTAAATCTTCAGTCGTTTCAAGAACAACTAATAGCACGGTTCGTGATAAACCTGAAGTAAAACTTAAAGAATCTAATATAGATATTGAAAAGAAAAACTTTAGGCAAAAATTTAGTGGTTTGATGGGGATTATTACAGAAGGTATGGAGTACCCTGAAGAAGAGGGAGAAGGAGATAAATCTATATTAAATTCAAGGGTATTATCTAAATTAAGTACAAATCCAAAGACAGAAGGAGTTTATAAAGCATTAACTAAAGATTATTCTGAATTGATAAAAAAAATGAATAAAAAATAAATAATGGCAATACCAACAGTATTTAGAGCATATGAATCCAACTTTATAAATGATAGAGCTGTTGGCATACTGCTACCGTTTAATGGAGATGCTGTATTGGTCGACATTCAATATCCAAAGCAGATAAATAGAAAAGGAGTTGTAAAAACTTTTAGATTATCATACTCAACCGAAGAACAAGCTATATCAAATTTAGTTAATTTACTTTTGACAACAAAAGGAGAAAGATTAATGCAGCCTAATTTTGGTTCAAGTATTCCTGAATTTTTATTTGAACAAAATAGTATTGAAGCTAGGGAGTCTTTAAGAGTATCTGTAATAAGTGATATTGAATATTGGATGCCTTATATATTATTAGATTCAGTACAAGTTATATCTGAAAGCGATATTGCATTTCCTGATAGTTATTCTGAGCATAATGTACAAATTAAAATATTTTTTAGAGTAACTAATATAGGTGCTAATAGAAGCATCACAATTTTTATAGATTCAGGTGTGGTTAATTTCGAAATAGAATAATATATGAGTTCAAGACTGATTAATAATAATATAAGGAAGGATATAAAGTATCTCAATAAGGATTTCGGAGAGATTAGGCAAGAGCTTATAGATTATACTAAAAATTACTTTCCTGATACTTATAATGATTTCAATGAATCATCACCCGGCATGATGTTCATGGAATTAGCAGCAGCTACAGGAGACATACTCTCATTCTATACTGATATACAGTTACGAGAGTCTCTTCTATTAACTGTAGAAGAGAATCAAAATTTATTTAATATAGCTCATTCATTAGGGTATAAACCTAAGTTTAGAACACCTGCATCAGTTGACTTAGATGTATTTCAACTAGTACCATCCATAAATAATGGTACTTCAGTAATACCTGATTTTAGATATTGCTTACAGATGGATTCAAATATGATTGTCAGTTCTGAATCAAATAAAACTTTCAGAACTATTGACAGTGTTGATTTTTCATATAGTTCTTCATTTGATTCAACTGAAATAACCGTATACTCATTAGATAACACAGGTGAGGTTGAGTATTATTTATTAAAGAAAAATGTTAAGGCAGTATCAGGAGAAATATTGACTGCAAGTTATAATTTTGACTCACCGAAACCCTATGATAAAATAGTATTACCACAACTCGATGTTTTAGAAATTGTAGATATATATGATTCTAATAATAATAAATGGTATGAAACACCTTATTTAGCACAAGATTTAGTTCCAATATCAGTACCTAATTTACCATATAATGATTCACATCTAGCAAAATATAGGTCGACTGCTCCGTATTTGATTCAATTCAAGCAAACTGAGAGAAGATTTGTAACAAGACTTAGAGAAAACAATAGATTTGAAATACAATTTGGTTCAGGAGTTAGTTCTGAATATGACGAGGAAATAATTCCGAATCCATTTAATGTTGGTTTTGGTTTGGATTACTTTGAAAGAGCAGTAGATTTAAGTATAGACCCTAAAAATTTCTTATATACTAAGACCTATGGTAAATCACCTGCAAATACAACTTTAACTGTAAGGTATACAGTTGGTGGTGGAGTTGAGGATAATGTAGGGGCAAATAGTATATCGACAATAGTTCAGTCAAACATAACAACACCTCAATCTAATTTAGATTCTCAAATATATAATGCTGTACTAGATAGTGTAGCTATTAACAATCCAAAACCTGCAAGTGGAGGATTGTCAAGAAGAAGTGTTGAAGATGTCAGGAGAGAAGCTTTAGCTAATTTTGCATCACAGAATAGAGCTGTTACTAGAGATGACTATATAGTAAGAGTATATTCCATGCCTGTTAAATTTGGGGCTATAGCTAAAGTATGTGTTGACTTAGATGACCAATACTTAGATAATTCTATGGATTTTCAGAATATAAATTATTTTGGAATTAATTTGCATTGTTTAGGATATGATGAAAATAAGAATTTAGCAGTATTAAATGATGCCGTTAAGTTTAATTTATTGAATTATCTAAAAGAATACAGAATTATGACAGATTCTGTAAGTATTAGAGATGCATTTATAATTAATATAGGTGTTGATTTCGAAATAATAGTTGATGAAGTATATAATAGTAATGAAGTTTTGTTGAGATGTATAAAAAGTTTGAAAGATTATTTTGATATAGAGAAAATGGGTATAGGTAAACCTATATTTAAGAATAGTGTAATGAAAGAAATTTCTCAAGTTGAGGGAGTAATATCTGTAACAAATTTAAGTATTTTTAATTTATATGATGTAACTTTAGGATATTCAGGGAATGTTTATGACATAGATTCAGCAACAAAAAGGAATATAATATATACGTCATTAGACCAAAGTATTTTTGAAGTTAAATATCCAAATAAGGACATTAGAGGTAGAGTAGTAAATTATTAATTATGTATCATGCCATTTATGCAACAAGAGACACCACATTATATGAAAAGAATTTTCGTAGGAATGCGGGTATTGACCAAGTATTAGAATTGATAAAGTATGTTGAAAGTGTTCCTGATGAGAATGATTTCTATTATGATGGTACATATAATTCAAGAATACTTTTAAAATTTGATATAAATCATTTAAGTAGTTTAATAGCATCGAATGTAGTTTCAAGAAGAGCTAAATATCATGTATCGTTAAAAGCAACAGACGCTTCGGACTTACCCATAGATTATGATATTCATCTATTTGCCGTATCTCAATCTTGGGAAAATGGTGTAGGACATTATAATGACTACCCTGAAATTACTACAGGTGCAAGTTGGACTTATAGAAATGGATATTATGATGGAAATGGTCTAACTTGGATAAAAAATGCATTTACACGGGGAACAACAGGTTCTTTTTCTACAAACTCAGGAGGAGGAA